AGAAGGGTGACATCAGTGATGAACTGAAAGATGTCATCAAACGCATAGTCCCCCAGATCTTGAAAAACGTCGATTTTTCTAAGGTCGGGACGTATACCCCTGGTAGTTTGGGTCGAAAAGCGACCGTGGAGTCTTCCTATGGACTCTATGGGAACGTTGGGTACGCAGCTCGTGAATTTCATTTCGGTAACGGAAGAACACGATTGAGCGGAGAGGAAGAGTTTGCCGGATTCGTTACTGATCGTAACGGAAACCCGACTGAAGTTCGTGTGCCACAGGTGTCTGATCAGCAATTAATAGACGCATTAATTGCTGCTGCACCCGGGACAAATCAAGCCGTGCCGGCTTTCATTCTTGAACCGATGAAGGTCCGCACCATCACGAAGCCGACGGTCGGAAAGTACGTACTTTTGCAAAACTTACAAAAGGCTCTTCACAAATGCCTACGCCATCAAACACCATTCGCGTTAACCGGTCGCTCTGTTGACGACGGACAGGTAGTGGATCAGTTTCTACGTCGCACCATTGGAGGTGCGCCTAAATTCGTAAGCGGAGACTTTTCTGCCGCTACGGATCAAGTCAAAGCCGCTGCTTCCCGAAATGTTCTGCAAGCAATTGCAGATGTCGGTAAGCGAGGCATGAAGAAACAGAATCTACCATCCGAAGTGATCAACCTAGCGATTGAAACGACTATGGAGAGCGAAATTCTATGGTCACGCAGTAAATTCCCTGACAGTGAGTGGATAACAAGTAACGAAGGAGATAAGCGTCATAAGACTGCTATGAAGATCGGTCTTGAAGACGGTCTCCAGACAAATGGACAGCAAATGGGAAACGTCGTTTCGTTCAATTTGCTTTGTCTGATTAACTTCTGTTGTTATCACCAGTATCGTGAGATCATTGCTAACCGTCGTCTGTCTTACAAACAGACAAAAGATGACGTGCTTATCAATGGCGACGATATCTTGTTCCGAACACATCCGGAACACTATCCTGTATGGGTGAGTTGCGTAGAAGCTGCCGGGTTCGTATTATCGCCTGGAAAAAACGAGGTTTCAGAAGAGATGTTTACCATCAATTCTGAATTGTACTCGTCTATTCCTAACGGTGACTTTATACGGACCGGGTATGTACCTATGGGCCTGCTGACTGGACGCCGAAAAAATGATTCTTCGAGGGAGCTCGCTGTTCTTGACATAACAGCGCCATTGAAGGATCATGATCCATGGGAAAAGATCCCCGAGTGGGGCATGCGAGCGAGTGCTTACGTATCGATATTAGTTAACATCTATACGAAGGCACAATCGCCGGTGCTTGCCGAGGCTGCTTTTGAACAAGCAGGTCCTCACTGGGAGGGATTTTGGCGCGCTGTCGGATTTAAGAAATTTCCGACTGTCAGTGTTATCTACGATCTCTTGTTAACTTTAGAGAATCTTCGCCGTGAAGAATTAAACTACTCGGAGTACAAACTAAGTCCTTCACGTCTCGTCGAGATGAAGGTCGATTTTAGTAAACTTACGGAGGCTCAACAGAGCATCCTGGTTCAACTGGAATCGATAAATTTGTATCTGAGTAGTCCTTTTCGACAGGAAGAAGATCTCACTCGTTGTGTAGTAGACAGATCATATCTACGACTTCGGGAAGTAACAATTGAGGTAGGAACGGTAATACGGGCAGTGCAACACTTGAATCGACGTAACCCCTCTAGCTTCGCTAAAAAGGCTGAATTCGCACTTCGGACTTCAAGGCGTAAACAAGTTCACTTGCAGATGGACACAAGCTTCCAAGTCACGGCCGAAGGTCGAGAACGGTGGGAGTCCGCGTTAGATGACAACTTTTACAACGTAATGAGTGGTTATCCGGTGGGATATCGTCCTGAGTTTGACGATTATCAACAACGCGTAGGGCAATGGGAAGTAGATGTACTTTCCGAAACGGAGACTGGGGTAACCCGTCTTTCGGAGGATG